CCTGCTCTGGGTCCTTCTGCTCGGGTTCCTTCTGCTCCGGTACGTCCTTGGCCTTGTCATCGGCGCCTTTAGGCTCCTCCGGCTTGCCTGCGTCCTGCTCTGGTTCCTTATGCTCGGGTTCCTTCGGAGTTTCCTTCTTCACCTCTTCGGTTTCTCCGGTGAAGTTCTTCTCCAGGTCCAGTCCGTCGATTTCTTCTTCCATTGATTGCGCCATGGATTGCGTTCCTTATCCGGTGCCTTCGCGTTCCTTATGGGAAGCCGGACGCGCCGTTGTCCGCCTGTCTACCGCCGCTGAACATTTCCCCGTCTTGGGTAACGGTTCCGTGAACCCGCTGCGTAATATCCCGCATAGGCTTTAAGTCCGTGCGGTACGGACTCCCAAAATTTCTTCCGTCCTTAATAGTACGGGGCTACTTGAGGTTCATCAGCATTTTCTCGTTCGTCATGCGGTCGTCCGACAGCGTGGGGTTCTCCATCTCCATCTTCACGGGCGCATCCTGGACGGGACTGCGCTGCATTCCCGTACCGTACTTCTGCTCCCTCGCTATGTCCGAGGACTCCCTCGCGGCCCTCTCCGCCCTCGCGCCTACCTCGCGTATGAGGTCCGTCTGTATCTTCGCGGAGCTCTTCTCCACGTCAGCCTGTACCTTCATCGCCTCGCGCTGGTTCGCGTTCATCTCCTTGATCTGCGTCTCTGCAAGGCCGTACTCGCCCTTGATGCGTTCCGCGGCTATGCGGCCCTGTATCTGGTTCTTGAGCTCGCCTTCAAGCGCGACGATGCGGGCCTGCATCTGTTCCTGTATCTGCATGTTGGCAGCCTTCGCCTGCTCGAACATGTCCATGGCCTGCTGTAGCTGTGACGCCGGGACGAATCCCCTCGGCGCCTTCTCAGCGGCCTTCACTTCCGGCGGGAGTATCGCGTGCAGGCGTTCCGCCGCCTCGCTCGCCCACGGTATGTCCATGTTCTTCACGGCGAGGTCCGCTATCACGGTCGCCGTGTTCGGTATCGCCTGCATGATGCTCTGGAAGGCGTCAACGCCAGCCTCGCGCCTCGTGGCGTAGGAACTGCCGCTCGCGACGGAAATGTCCATCTCCGTGAAGTCGAGGTCCATCGGCACCTGTTCCTCTTCCGGCGTAAATTCGCCCATGGGCCTGTCGAGGTCCACGCTCCTGAGCTTCCCGTCCTCGCCGAGTATCCTTATCGCGCGTTCGCCCGCGTACACGTACGGTATGACCTGCATCATCCAGCGTCCTATCTGCTGGATCGTCATCTGTAGGTGCTCGGTGTAAGTGAACTGGCCCGCGTCCGCCGTTATCTGCTTCGCTATGATGGCCTTGCCCGAAAGTTCCCTCGAATCGGAACCGAGGGCCGTGTCGTATATGCCCGTCACTTCCTTCAGGTCGTTGATGGCGCCTACGGCCGCCTCGCGTATCCACTGCGTATCGACCTTCATTCCCGTGAGGAACTGCGGGGGAGCCTTCGCGGGCTCGCCGTCCGTGTTCGTCATGCGGTACTTGAGCACCTTCGTAGGGTTCTTCGTGCAGTTGTTCCAGTCGCGCTCGTATTCCTTCGGGATGGTGCCTTCCTCGGCCATTATAGGCGCCTTCGGGGAGAGCGCTATCGTCTCGACCTCCTGGCTCTTGAGGTAGTTGTAGCTCCTCTGCGCGTCCACCATGTCGCGGACGATGCCCTTGAGCACCCTCTCGCCGTCGTAGTTCACGTCCTCGCCTATTACGGGGAAAATCGGTATTATCTCGCCAGGGAATCGCCCGTAGTCTATCACGCGGTCGCCCTCTATGAGAGCCCAGAACACGCCGTCAGCGTTCTCCTCCGGCATGTACTCCTTCCACCAGTACTCGTAGCACCACGTCACCTCGCGGTTCCTCGTCTTCTTGTACCTGGAAATGAAATAGTTAGCGTCCGAGCCGTCCTCGCGCTCCGCGTCCGGGTCCATGTAGTACCTGAAAGGGTCCTTCACCTTCTCGACACGCAGCGTGTGGCGCCTCAGGTCCATCTTGCCGCGTATCCATCCGAGCCCGCCCACGGCCGCGCATTCGAGGCCGTGCGAATATGCGTACTTCGCGCCCGACACGTCCTCGATGTAGCGGACAAGGCCCATTCCGACTTCCGCCTTGTTCACGTCCGAGTCCTCGCGCGGGTTCAGCTTCACCGCCGGCGGGTTCTTCTTCGTCTCCGCCACTATCCTCTTCACGAACTTCGATATGACGGGTATCGTGAGCACGGGGCGGCCCTGCCTTGCGAGCTTCGCGTCCATGGTCCACTGGTCCTTCCCGCCATAGAACTCCCAGTCCGTGCGCATGTCCCTGTAGTGGCTGCCCCAGTAGGAGTCCGCCGCCGAAAAGTCCGCCTCCGCCTTCTCGCGGAGCTTCCTCTCCTGCATCGGGTTGAGACCCGTATTCTCGTCAGGTGTCTCGAAGTACTTCTCGCCGTTCATTACCCACGAGCCGTCCGGGTCCGTGAAGTCGTCAATCTTAACCCTCGAAAGGGAGGGCGCGATAGTGTTCGGGTTGAAGTCGAAAGGTGTCGGTTCTGTCGTCTGAAATTCGCTCTGCGGTGTCATATTCCCATCCAGTCGCACGGGTAGTCCCCGTAGCCGTCTCGGCTTAATAGTACCGGGCTTTCCTTGCTCGCGAGCGAGAAGTCCGAAGCGTCCTTGACGGGCCTTACGAGAAGCGAATGCCCGAGCGCGTCCGCCCAGTCTGTAGACGGGAAACCGCGCCCGATATAGTGGCGCTTCGACTCTATCATGTAGCGGCCCTTCTGGTCGTAGAAGTACTCGATGTTCGTAAGGTCGGTCGTCCAGTCCTCGTAGCGGCCAACGCCGTTAAGAGTACCGCCGGCCTCGAACCAGTCCTTCTCCATGCCCCACATCTCGTCCCTCAGTCGAACGTACTTCTTACGGTTCCTCGCCTCCACGCCCGTGTTCAGCGGCACCGCCACCTCGCCAAGTTCCGCCCTCAAATCCTGGTACACGGGGTAGCCCTGACCGACGGCGTCTATGCCTAGGCGCTGGACGCCCCACTTAGCGACAAGGCCCACCACCTGCGAGGTGAGGAGCTTGTTCTCCACCATCTTCCATTCCTTGCCGAACAGCAGGTTCAGCCCCTGCCTCACGACCATAACGCACCTGTCGTGGAAAAGGCCGATGTCGAGACCGGCGACCACGCCATCGTTCGTCCTTACCGGCGGCTTCCTGTAACCATCCGAAACGAAACGGAGCGGTATGAACGTGGCCTGCGACTGCATCCTGTACTCGCCCAGCCATATCCAGCGGTACTTCTCCGGCTCCTTCTCACGGCACTCCTCCGCCTCGGAAATCACTTCCGGCGAGAGGTACTTCAGCACCTCCAGGTAGTTGATGAACACCGTCACGCACTGGGACGCCCTGTCCTGCTGCAGCTTCTCGACAGGAGTAGTCGGAAGCTGCGGGTTGTAGCTGAATATCACCTTGCACCCGCGCTTTCGCATGGTCGGGCACAGCAGGTCGAGGCTCTCCTGAGAGAAGCTGTCCGCCTCGTCTCCCCAGAAGATGTCAACGCCTTCGAGACCCTTCACGCTGTTGGGGTTGTCCCTAAGGCCCATGAACGTGAACCGCGCCCCAGTACGTGTGTTCTCGATGTAGCTCGCCGTGGTCTTGAACTCGCCCCACTTTCCGGCCCTGGTTATCGTGTCCTCAAGGAGCTTCTTGTTCGACTCCTGTATCGACTTCATGATCTCGCGCCCGCAGACAACACGCAGCCCATCGTAGGTGCACGCATGGTCTATGAGGGCCTTCGCTATGCTCCAGCTCTTCGTACTCGCACGGCCGCCCTTGAACACGAGGTACTTCTTCCCCTTCGAGTACTCCGGGTACAGCACCTTGAACTTCGGGCTCGTGAACTGGACTACCTCGACCACCTCGCCCAAGAGCTAGCCCTCCGCAGCCTGCTTCGGCACTTCCTCAAGATTCGGCGCCTCGTCCTGCTCGTCCCCCCAGCGGATAACCTTCTTCACCTGCTTCGGGTCCACGTTGAGGTTAAGGTCCTGGCCCTTACGGTAGCCGTACTTCGACTCCAGGAGGAATATCGCACCGTTCGTGCTCTCCGTACACTTGTCGAAAAGACCCTGCTCGCCCATGAAACGCAGCTCGTCGTCAAGCGAAAGCAGGTCCGCCTCGTCCTGCGTCCTCTCCCTGTCCCTCTTCGAACGTATGAGCCCTATGCGCGTCTTCACGTCGTGTATCCCGAACCCGGAACCCCTAAGAATCCTGTCTATGCGGACGGAGTACGGGTTCGAACCGCCTACCTCGTCCCACGCCGAACGCCACGACTTCACCATCTCGGACGTAGGGACGTAACGCCTCGTCACGCTCGATACCTTCTTATCCGTAGCCATGGATTTTTCCTCCAAAAAAAAATTCATCGGGTCCCCCTTGGACCCTCCACGGCTTAAAAGTACGGATACACACCCTACGTTATCCGTTTTTCATATGTGTATGTAAACAAAAAATTTACGTAAGAAACAGGCACTCGCAAGGCGGGGGGCATATAGTGTCTTTTTCCCGCCCCCCTGCCCCCGTTTCGGATGCTACCCCCATACACCCCCGGGGTTTTTTGCTCACGGATTCAGCCGGAAAAAGGAAAATCCCAGCCGCGCAAGTGCACAACTGGGCATGTAGTTTACATAATAGACATAATCGGCAATTGTTTTTATTGCTTCCTGGCTTTATGTGGGGATTTGCTTTGGTGCTCTTGTGAGCATGAGAAAAGAAAAAGCGCGATAGAAAAGTTTTTAATCTTTTTCTTTTCTCCCTGTAACTTTTTTCCGTTAAAACGGATCTACAGGAAAATTTTTTAGCATCCGTAAATATATAAAATAAAAGATAATGTAGATGTAAAAGAAATTGAACATATAACAGTTAATACAGTATTTATTTATTTAATCTTTTATATCTGTTTATATAGATGTTGTATGTATTATC